CAGATCGACGAGAAAGTCACGCACCGAATCTACCTGCGACACCTCGATGGCATCACGACCGATTACGAGGTCGTGTATCGCGAGCAGGTATTTCGTGTGAAACGTGTTGGTGATCTGAACGGCGCACGGCGCTTTACCGTTCTCGAAGTGGAGGAACTTCAGCATGGCTGATGATGCAGATATTGCGCTGCACATCGAAGGCTTCGAAGGGTTTGATCGTTCGATCGACTTCAAGAAGAGCAAAGTGCGTGCGGCGATGAGGAAGGCTGGTCGACTTGTAACGGGTCAAGCCCAAATGAATCTGGCGCTTGCTCGTGGCGCGAAGGATTACCCGCGTGTCCGTTCGAGCGCTCTGCTCGACAGCATCAGTTTTAAGGTCAGTCGTTCAGGATTCTTGGTGCGTGTTGCTCCGAAGAAAACGGCAGCTATGCCCGCACCATACTTCGTCTATTTGCACTATGGCGTACGCCGCGGTGCGAAGCGTCGGAAAGATCGACGTGCACAGCCAGCCGGCCCATATCGCATCAAGCCTCGCGCGAACTACATGGTCGACGCGCTCGATGAAAAGTCGGGCGAAATCAAGACAATTCTCTCTGCCGCACTGGCGGCTGCGCTTGACATTCGGTAACGCAGGACATTCAACCGAGGCCCGCTCACGCGGGTCTTTTTTGCCATGAAACTTTCACCGATGATCGCGCACGTGCGCGATTTCTGTCCATTGTTCGAGCGCCGCGTATCTGGCGGCATCGATTGGGGTGCGCTGGAGGACAGCACAAAGCTGGAAATGCCCGCCGCGTTCGTTGTGATGACCGGCGACGATCCGGAGCCCAACCAGTTGCAGAACGGGACGAGGCAGGACATTGTCGACGAGTTCGACGTCATCGTCGCGCTGAAGCAGGGGAACGAGCGCGGGCAGGCGGCGGCGGACGAACTGCATGACGTGCGCGCTGCGCTGCTACTCGCGCTCGTTGGCTGGACGCCTGACGAACGATACGAACCGGTCGAGTACACGGGGTGCGATCTCGTATCGACTGACCGGTTTCGCGTTCTCTATCGGTTCGGCTTTTCGGCGACGTGGACGCTCGGCGGCGACGACGATCCCGAGACCTGGCACGAGGACATGCTGGATCAATTGCCCGCTTTGGAGGGCGTCGACATCCACGTCGACGCTATTGCCCCGATGGCTGACCCGAATCTGAAGAAGCCTGGCCCGGACGGCCGGATCGAAATGGAGCTCCGTGTTGAGCTGAAGGATGAACGATGACGAAAACGATGCGCGTGAAGCCCGCGGACGGGCGAATCGTTCGCGACCCGTTGCGCGGTGATGATCTGCCGGCCGATGGGCGGGAGGTGCCACGAAATGTGTACTGGCGCCGCTGCGTGCGGGCGGGCGATGTGATCGAGATGGCGGTGCCGGATGCGATCGAGACTGCGATAACGACGCCGAGCGGCGGGGCCCAAGGCAAGGCAACCAAAGGGAGCAAGGGATGATCAGCTTCAACAATATTCCGGCCGATCTCGCGGTGCCGTTGTTCTACGCTGAAATCGACAACTCGGCGGCGGCAACGGGCAGCAGCACGATGCGGCGCCTGATCATCGGTCAGGCGAACGACGATGCGGTCGTGGATGCGCCGTCGCTCACGCTGCTGTCGCGCACGAGCGATGCGATTGCACTGGCCGGCGAAGGCTCGATGCTGGCCGCGATGAGCGACATGTGGCGCCGCGGCGACACGGTGGGCGAAGTTTGGGGGATCGCGGTCAAGGTCGACGAGGGCGTGGCGGCGAAAGCCACAATCGAGGTGACAGGCAAGGCGAGCGAGACCGGGCTGGTGTCGCTCTACATTGCCGGGCGACGTGTGCGTGTGACCGTGCCGAGCGGCGCGAGTGCCGATGACGTCTTGCTGCAGCTGGTCGGTGCGGTCAATGGGACGGTGAATATGCCGGTGCAGGCTGCAATCGACGGGGCGAAGCTCACGTTGACGTGCAAGTGGAAGGGCGACACGGGCAACGACATCGCGGTCGAATTCAACCGCGGCGGCCTGGCTGCGAACGAACGCCTGCCGGTGGGGTTGACGGCGACGGTGACACCGATGGCTGGTGGTGCGGGCTCACCCGAGCTGGCCGACATCCTGGCGGCGGTTGGCGACGAAGAATTCGAATTCATCTGTCAGCCGTGGACCGACCCGACGTCGCTGGATACGTTCGCCGAATGGATGAACGACGTATCCGGGCGCTGGGCGTGGTCGTCGATGCTGTACGGGCATGTTTATTCGGCACGTCGCGGCACGCCGGGTCAACTGGTCGCAGCCGGTCGTCAGCGCAACGATCAGCACATGACGGTCAACGGTTTCGAGCCCGACTCGCCGCGGCCGGCGTGGGAACAGGCCGCGGCGTTCGGCGCGCGGCAGGCGGTGTTCATTTCGGCCGATCCGGCGCGGCCCACGCAAACTGGCCTGTTGGTTGGAATCGACGCTGCCCGGCCGGGCAAGCGCTTCATCCTGAACGAGCGCCAGTCGTTGCTCACGAGCGGGATCGCGACCACGAGCTCGGCAGACGGATCGGTACGCATCGAGCGCGCGGTGACGACGTACCAGCGCAACGCGTACGGGCAGTCGGACAACAGCTATCTCGATTCAGAGACGCTGCATACGACCGGATACGTGATGCGGTTCCTGCGCCAGCGCATCACGAGCAAGTACGGTCGACACAAGCTGGCGGCCGACGGCACGCGTTTTGGTGCAGGGGCTGCGATTGTCACGCCGAAGATCATTCGCGCGGAGCTGATCGCCGCCTACGACGAGCTGGAGCGCGCAGGGATTGTCGAGAACGCCGACCTGTTCGCCCAGCATCTGGTCGTGGAAATCAACAAGACCAATCCCAATCGGGTCGATGTGCTGTTCCCGCCGGATTACGTGAACCAGCTGCGCATCTTTGCGCTCATCAACCAGTTCCGGTTGCAGTATCCGGAAGCGGCGGCGGCCTGACGGCGCCGACGATAGTGCAATCCGAGCGGCCCGCCATAGTGCGGGCCGCTGTCATTTCAGGAGACCGATATGGGTCAGAAGGTCGCCGGCACCGTCTATGTGAAGGCGGATGGCGAGCAGTTTTCGGTAACGGGCGGCGTCGAATGTCCGCTGTCGGATGTCAAGCGCGAAAGCATTCTGCCGGGCATGTACAAGGAAGAGGACCGGGTGCCGTACGTGAAGCTCGATGCGGTGTTCGAGAAGAACTTTCCATTCGGGAAGGTTCAGTCGGCCGACGACATGGTGGTCACGGCGGAATTCAAGAACGGCCGGGTGTATGTGCTAAGCGGCGCCTACGTGGTGGGTGAACCGGCAGTGACGGGCGATGACGGCAAGGCGTCGCTCGAGTTCAATGGAGAAAAGGGGCGGTGGCAATGAAGATTCAACTGAGCAAACCGATTGAAGCGCACGACGAGACGCTCGACGCGCTCCATCTGCGCGAGCCGACACCGGCGGACGTGCGGGCGATCAGGTCGCTGCCGTATGCGATGGATCGCGACGAAACCGTGCACCTGCGTCCCGACATCGTGGCGCAGTACGTCGCCCGTTGCGCCAGCATTCCGCCGTCGTCGGTCGACCAGATCGATTTGGTGGACTTCAACGAGATCTGCTGGGTGGTCGCGGGTTTTTTCTTGAAGCGGGCCTCTCGGACGCCGACGAGCTGATCGACGGCGTCTACGAGCTCGCACGCTTTTGGCGTGTCGATCCGGAGATCGAAATGACGCGTCCGGTCTCAATCATCGTCGAGCATTTCAAGCAGGCGAATCGTATTAACCGTGTGACGCAGGAGGCGTAAGCGTGGCCGACAAATTTCAGCTCAAGGCGCTCATTACCGGCGTCGACAAGCTGTCCCCGACGCTTCAGGGAATTCGCAAGAATATTGCGGGTTTCCGCAAGGGCTTGAGGGCGGACGGGCTCGGCGAAATCCGGTTCAAGGACGTGGTGGCAGGCGCTGCGATCGCAGCACCTATCATCGCGGCAACGAAGGCGGCGATCGATTTCGAGTCGTCAATGGCCAACGTGCGCAAGGTCGTCAATTTCGATACGCCTGAGCAGTTCAAGGAAATGGGCGACGAGGTCGTCCGGATGTCCACCCGGATGCCAATGGCTGCGCAGGAGATCGCGAAAATTGTTGCGGCCGGCGGGCAGGCGGGATTGGCGCGCAGCGAACTGACGCGATTTGCCGAAGACGCGGTCAAGATGGGCGTGGCATTCGAGCAGAGCGCCGAGGAATCGGGCGACATGATGGCGAAGTGGCGCACGTCATTCAAGATCGGCCAGGACGAGGTGGTCGCGCTGGCAGACCGCATCAACGATCTGAGCAACACGTTGGCAGCCCACCCGCGCCAGATTGCGGCGGTGGTCACGCGTATCGGCCCGCTGGGCGAGGTCGCGGGTATGGCAAGCGAGCAGATTGCCGCGTTGGGCGCGACGATCGTGGGCGTGGGCGTGCGCGAGGATGTCGCGGCCACGGGCATCAAGAACTTCATGCTGGCGCTGGCAAGCGGCACGGCGGCGACCCGGCAGCAGCAACAGATGTTCAAGGCGTTGCGCATGAACGCGGCCGATGTCGCGCTCGGGCTGCAGAAGGACGCGCAAGGCACGATGTTGAAGGTGCTGCAGGCAATCAGTCAGGTCAAACCGGAAAAGCAGGCCGCGGTGATGCAGACGCTGTTCGGGCGCGAGTCGATCGAGGCGATTGCCCCGATGTTGACCAACCTGGACCTGCTGCGCAAGAACTTCGATCGGGTCGGCAACGCGGCGATGTACGCGGGCTCGATGCAGAAAGAGTACGACGCGCGTTCGGCGACGACGGCGAACAACCTGCAGCTGATGTCGAATCGGTTTCAGTCGATTGGGATTGCCGTGGGCAACGTGGTACTGCCGCCGTTGAACGAGTTTCTCGCGTTTGTCGGTCCGATCGCCGATAGCGTCGCGGCATTCGCGACGGCCAATCCCGAGCTGGTCAGGGGGCTGCTGGGCGCGGCCGGTGGCCTGATCGCGTTGCGGGGTGCGGCGGCGGTGGCGACGGTGGCCATGAAGATTTTTTCAACGGTGTCGAGCCTCACGCCACTGGGCATTGCGGTGCGCGCGCTGGCCTTGACCTCGGGGTTCCTGATCGGGAACTGGTCGAAGGTCAAGCCGTTCTTCGAAAAAGTCTGGGCGGGCATCAAGGCGGTGTTTTTCAGCTTCCCGCTGGTGCAGGTGATCGAGGAGAACTGGGGGCCGATTACCGAGTTCATGTCGGCGCTTTGGGGGGCGACGAAGGTGGTGATCGAGTCGGCATGGGAGGGCATCAAGGCGATGTTCGTCAACTTCACGCCGCTGGGCATCGTGATCAAGAACTGGGAGCCGATCGTGACGTGGTTCTCGCAGCTGTGGGGGCGCGTGAAGCCCTATATCGAGCCGTTGATGAGCGGCGCGAAGTGGCTCGGCGGAAAGCTCGGCTTCGATGGCGGCAGCGCTTCGACGGGCGATGTGTTGCGCTCGGGCGCGGCGAGCTTGCGAAACTGGACGTTGGCGCAGCAGACCGGTGTGTCGACGGACACGGCGCGTCTCGCGAGCGGCGTGTTGGCGCGCGAGGGCGCGGGCAATGCGCGGCTTCAGGGCGATCTGAAGATCCGCTTTGAGGGCGCGCCCCCTGGCATGCGTATCGAGCAGGCGCAGACGAATCAACCGGGCCTGTCCGTGACGCCGAGCGTGGGCTATCGGTCGCTGTCCGGGGTGGCGCAATGAGGTCAACATGAGTTGGCGGGACAAATTGCGGCCGGCATCGTTTCGCGGGGTGCCGTTTCAGGTCTTTGACGACAAGACGCCGGTGGGGCGCCGGGTCGTGGTGCACGACTATCCGCGGCGCGACAGCAGTTATCCGGAGGATAACGGCAAGCAGACTCGCGAGTACAGGATGACGGCGTTCGTTATCGGGCGGGACTGTTTCGATCAGCGCGACAGGCTGCTGGACGCACTGGAACAGGACGGAGCGGGTGAGCTGATTCATCCGTGGCTCGGCACGCTGCGCGTGCAGGCCGGCGAATGCGACATGACGCACACGAAGGCCGAAGGCGGGATGGTGCGCTTCACGCTGGTGTTTCACGACGCGCCGGACCTGAAGTATCCAGGCGGCGTGGCAAACACCGGTAAGCAGGCGCTGGGCAGTGCGGACGGCTTGCTCGATACCGCACTGAACCGGTATCGCGATGCGGTTGAGTTGGTCAATCTGGCGCAGGTGACGGTGGACGGTCTGATGCAACAGGGCGGATCGATCGTCGATGTGCTCTATCGATATGCGTCGCCGTTCACGGTGCTGTTCGGCAGTGTGCGCAGTTTTGTCGAAACACTCGTCGAAATGCCAGGCTCGATCGCTGACCGATTCGCGTCCGCGTTCGACACCGGGTGGGGTGTCGGTGTCGCACCGGAGCGCTATTCGGAGGCCATTTCCGGGGCGCTGGGCAAGGTTGGCGCGATTTCGACGCTAGAAGAGATTGCGCCGCCGCGCGGGCGCGAGGCGGGCAAGTTGTTCGACGCGACGATCGACCTTGTGCAGGACGTGTTGCTGGTGGAGGTCGTGCGCGACGTCGGTGAATTGCCTGCCTACTCGCCTGCGGTGCTGCCTGCGGGTGCGCCGGCGCTCGATGTGCAGATCACGAATCCGATGGCGGCCATCGATGTGCCGGTGGCCGACGATCTGCGTGAGCTTGCCGAGGTGGTGTCCGAATCGATGTGGCAGCAGGGCATGACGGCACCGCGCGAGCATTTCCAGGCACTGACAAACAGTCGGTTGAAGGTCGCGCAGCATCTGGCGAAGGTTGCGCGCGAAGGCGTCGGTCTGGTGACCATAAGGCCGCCGCAATCGGTGCCGGCGCTCGTGCTGGCTCATCGCAGGTACGGCGACGCGACGCGGGCGGACGAGATCGTGATGCGAAACCGCGTCGCGCATCCGGGGTTCGTGCCAGCTGTACGGTTGGAGCTGCTGTCTCAGTAGCAGAGACCTGAATTCAGAAAGGCGAAAGCCCCGGACCGTTCGCAGCGGCCGGGGCTTTCTTGTTTGCACCATTCACACGATGACCGATGGCGAAACATACCGACAAGTATAGGCGAAGAATGTTGATTTCGTGGACGAAAGAAGAAGGCTTTAAGCTCGACATCCCGTACAGCAAGTGGCTGATTTTCTGCGTAGGGTTGGCGATCGTGGTTAACGCCATTCGCTGGTGGTAAGCAACGGAATCGATGTATCCCAAAAGGCGAAAGCCCCGGACTGTGACGAGCAGCCGGGGCTTTCTTGCATCAACCCGCTGAGGAAGCAGAAGGAAGGCATGAATGGATTTTAGCAAACTCATGTGGAGTTGCGAGCTATGTTGAAAGAACTCCCGACGCAGCGGTTCTGGGCCCTCTGGGTCGTGGCCTTGTGTTTTGGGGCTGGATACCTGACTCATGCGGTTCGTTGGTGGTAAGCCGTGGAATCGATGAATATAAAACAGGAATGCGAACTATGTTTAAAGAAGTTCCGGCGGTGAGATTTTGGGCGATCTGGTTGCTCGGATTCCTTTACTTCGCAGCGAAGTTTCTTGACGTTCCCCTTGTTGTGTCGTGGCTGTCGCGATGATGCTTGACGACTATGGAAACGTCCCGAGCTGCAGATGACTATGCAGGGGAGGTAACGGCGTGGATGCACAAAGCAAGCCGGACCCGAACCGTGTAACGCTGACAGTCAACGGTCTCGACTTTGCCGGATGGACCGATGTTCGCATCTCTGCCGGTATCGAACGGCAGGCTCGCGATTTCGCGCTCGCGATCACGTGGAAGTGGCCCGGTAGCGGCGACGTGCCGCGGCAGGTCAAACAGGGCGACCGGTGCGAGGTGCGTATCGGATCCGATCTGGTGCTGACCGGATACGTGTTCTCGACGC